TTAAGCTTCAGCTAAGTTATTTAAAAAATTCTTTTTAAATCCTTCTGATTTAATAAGTGACTTCAAATTCTTTAATGAATTTAACCATGACTTATTTATGTCTTTTTTTAATATTAGGTTTTCTTTATTTTGGTTATAGGTATAGGTAGATTCACCAAAACAGTGGACTTGTGCTTGATGGTCTTTAACCATACCTATGAACATTGTTACCACTGAAGGATATTGTGTAGTAGCCATTTTAAATGCTGTTTTAGCAAGTTGTTTATTACTCCTTAGGTTTTCTAAACATGCACGAATGGATAGGGATATTAATATTATTGGTAAGATAAATGCTACTTTTAAAGTAACTCGGTCACTAAAATCTTCGCTTATAATTAATGTTGTTAAAACAAAGGAAAAATATGAAGCTATCAAGATTACAACTAACGATATCACTATTCCAGTTATAAACATCATTTATCCTTCCCCTTTTTATCTTTATTTTGTTTACTAACAAATTCACGATATACTTTTTTATGTGCTTTTTTAATATTATCTTGAAAGTGCAATCTTTCTTTTTGTTTTTCTAACGTACTTTGCTCTACTGCAGCTAAAACAATATGTTCATTTATATTGTAGCGTAAGTTCAAATAAGAAATCAAAGAATACACTAAATTAATAAAAATACTGACTATTAATAATATATCGCCTATAACTTTTGTATAATTATACGCATCTTGCTTATCGTAAAAATACCAAACAAAAATAATGAATAGAAATAAAGAAACAATAAAAAAAATATATTTATAGATTTTAACTATTGCAGTTATAACCTTATTTTCATTGGCAATTCCGAATGATTCAATGAAACTTGGAAAGACGAAGAGTAACATAGAAAAAATAACTAACTGTTTCCCGTCTGAATATATAGTTGCAAATATAGTTGCTATCGTAGCTATAAATGAATATGCAAGTTTACATTGAGCTGTGAATTTATTTTTAATTCCTGCAACTTCTATTTTTGTTGCATCTATTTTTAATGATAAATCTTTAGTTTCCATATAAATTTCTCCTAAATTATCGATCTAGAAAATTATATACTTACTAATAATGATTGTAAACTATTTTTTTGTTCCCAAAAACCACCCAGTAACTAGTATGGGTGGTTTAAATATGCAGTCAGCTTCTTACTGCTTTACGCAAGTAAGTCCTATGCATAGCCGGATTGACTACCGGAAATGTGGTTTTAAGCCAGATTGGTTACTGGTAATGTAATTACATTATAACAAAAAAATAGGCAAGTACCGTAGTACCTGCCTGTTATCTACATTTAAATCTTGAGAGTAATGTTAAAAAGTGTATAGGAATATTAACATCCATCCAAATAGTTATTTAATAACTGTAAGATTCCCTATAATTAATGTAGCAAAATTTTTATTCTAAGTAAATACTAAATCGTGCTAAACTTACCAAAACTACTTATCCTATTACCTGCTTTATCTACCTCTCCTGTCGCAATATAGCGACGTTGTCCACTATTAGCAATATAAGTAATCCATCTATACCCATTGATGCAATATGCGCCGTCATATTTGATTGTTTCGTTATTAGGTAATACACCTGTAATTCTTGAATTAGTTGAATAGCCGTCCCTTACGTTATTACCTTTAACATTGGCAACTGTGTAATTACCAGTCTCTTTTTTATAAGGCACATTATTCTTATCAAGTGTATAACCTGCTGGCACTGGTGGATTTTTTTGGTTTTTAGCTGATGTTTTAACATTACCAGCTACCAAACCACCTATAGGCTTACCATGAATCGCACCAGCTATTAATTTAGAATACAAGTCATAATTCTTCTTAATCCAATCCATATCTTTTTTATTAGTAATAAAACCTAATTCAGATAAACGATAATTGATATTTATTTCTGCTGATACATTAACGTTCAGTAAATCATTACGAGGTGTTACACCTCTTATTTGTCCTAAGTTATTTTTAATAACATCTTGTATACTTTTATCAATAGTATCCGCATTGAATTGACTTGAGATAATAACATGCCCACCACTTGCATTTTCTCCTGCTGCGTCTAAATGAATCTCTAGAACAATGTCATACCCCTGTGATTTAACCCAATATAATCCATAATCTTTATTATTTCCTACATTAACACCGTATGCAGTATCTTGATACATGTCTTGTGATTGACTTGAGCCACCATATAATGCAACTTCATGACCGGCATGTCTTAAATACTTAGCGATATTTGGCGTTATATATTTACGGATAAAATCGCGTTCGTTTGTTCCGTTTCCTACTGCTCCAGGATCGTTATAACCATGACCGGCTACAAGCATAATTTTTTTAGGTTTAATTACTGCTTGCTTTTTGGCAGTTGCTTGCTTAATAACGCTTTTAGCTTTATCTCCAACACTTACTTTATCTGGGAAATTTAATCTAATAAAATACATTGGGTCATCGTAATAATGAACATGTCTTGTAACAGTTTCAGGACCCCAACCAGGTTGCGCAACGCCATTTGTCCAACCTTTACCATTCCAATTTTGCCCATATGATGTGAAAGTGTTTAAATTTGCGCTCTCAACAATTTCAACATGTCCAGCTCCGCCACCATACTTTGACGGGAAAACGACAATATCCAACTTTTGCGGTAAAAAGCTATCATAGTTTTTAATTATTTGCCCGTATTTTTCAATCCTTGCTTTATTATCAAATGGAATGTTATAAGCGTATAAACCTTGTAACCTTTCGCCTGTTGCTATCATAAAAAACATATTTGCGTAATCGTAACACTGAAATCCATAAAACAAATCAGGATTGAACTGCTTCCCTAATGAATTATCAAACCATTTTTCTGCTTGGTTTTTTGTTATCAACATTGGTCAACACCTACCCTAAATCATTTGTGTCGTTCATATTCGTAGGTGTCATTACTTCTTTAATTGGCGCTTGCCCTGTTGCTTTTCTATACTTGTTTTCAGCTTTATATTTCTTTAGCTTTTGATTTGCCCATTTACCTTCTTGAGATGTTGGATTGTCTTTATACGTAGTATATAAAGCAACAACAGTAAGTATTATTGATGATATAGTCTCATCGTCTACTGGAATCGGGCTAATACCTTTGTTCGCTAAGAATTGATTTACTAATGCTAAGATCAATACGATGTATCTTGTTATTACTTTTGCATCCATTTGTTTGCTCCTTTTATCCAAAATAAAAAACGACTAAAAAATTAGTCGTTTAAAATTATTCAATGGTCAATGTTGGAGATCCTGAATAAACATCACTTATAGTGACATACAACATCCCTGAAGGATTACTAAAGTTGATATTTTTACTTGCAACTCCGCTATTGACTCCTGATATTCCTAAATCACTTGAACCTAAATTAGTTTGCGAAACCCTCATTATACCGCTACGTACATTTTCTATTGTCACCTGATAACTTTTATTAGGTTCAACTCCATTTATTGTCCATTTTGCTGTTGATTCTTCTATGCTATCCGGATATTTATTTTTAGGTAAGGGTTTTATTACAAAAGATGAAGGCTTTTTCCATACTTGGATATTTCCAGCATATACTTTTGTATATTCTTCACCTTCGTAAATAAACTTCTTTACATTTTTAAAATTACCTTCCATAAAAATCACCCCTTAATTAAGTAAAGTGTATTAGGGTCTTTTTGATATATATAGTTATATTCATTTTCTGTTCCTGTCCAAATTTTAACCGTCGGTTGAGATGCGCTTTTTAGTTGATATAAATTATCCGCTTGTTGTTTAGTAAAAGCTTGAGATGACAAAACATACCGCTCATCATGATTATGATTTTTTGGAGCATATAAATCGTTTAGTGTTTGTTTGAATTCCTCAAAATCTTCTGTACTAACTTTTGAGCCAATCTGTTGCAATACACTTTCTGAAATAGAGTTGTTTTGTATTGCTTCTGCTAATTCTCTTAATGTATTCATAGATTCAGGCGCGCTATCAACTAGTTCAGCAATTTTTGAATCCGTATACGTTTTAGAGTCGTTGAGAGTTGTATCTTTGATTTTTTTAACTTCTTGCAATTTATCTTCTAACCCTTCAACATTTGCGATATTGATTTTGTCCAATAACTCAGGTTCTGCTTTGATATCTGTATCTTTACCATCAATTTGCCACATTTTAGTGTCAGGATTGATTGATACTACAGTACCGTTTTTACCGGGTGCGCCTTGTTCTCCTTTTTTACCTGTATCACCTTTCGCACCAGGTTGTCCCGGTTCGCCTTTATCACCTTTCGCACCTTTAAATCTACTTTCATTCTTTTCGATGTAAGAAATGACATCTTTATCTATTTTCTCTTTAAAGTCTTTGCTCAATAAATCTGTCGCGTTATCTTTTAAAATTCTCGTAATAGCATCATCTACCAATTTAACATCGATTTCTTTTGCTACAGCAGATTCAATACCACTATCAACGATATTGAAAGAAAAGTTTGCGACATGTATTTTTTCTTCTTCTTTCTCTAAAAACAGCTTACAGCGAACATAACCAGCGTGTTTGATAACCTTTTTAGGTATCTTGTAGGTAAGGAACCCTTTTACAACATCGTCGATAATAAGGGGCTCATTTTTGAATATAGAGCCATCTTCCATAAACAAATGCAATCTAGGTGTTAAGCCATGCGCTTTTAGATCGATACGACCTTGTTTGTCATTGATACCTATTCTTATAGATGCTGTATTTTCATCTTCAGTGTAAAATCGACAGCCAATGTCACCTAAGTCAACACCATCATTTTTTATTCTCGTTTCAACATCTTTTATTTTGTACATTTATACACCTCTTTATTTATATTTATCTCTTATAAAATAGATACCTTTTAAGCCGATTTGTTTATATAGCTTAGCGATTGTACTAGCTTGATGTTGGCACCACTCTATAGCAGTAGCGTATTGGTGCGTAGCTGGATTCTTAGGATTCCATCTGATTCTGTACAGTGTATTCTGCCCTTTGTTGATGTAATCCTTTCTTACGAAGCTAGCACCGCCCATGATTGCTTTTGCTGGAGATGTCCAACCTTTATTCCTAGCAAACGTCATTGCGTAGTTAGGATTGTTGTCGTAAGCGCCAATACCGAAGTAGTTGTATACTCCATCTTTTCCGTTAGCGAAGTTACTTGTTCCATATCCACTTTCTAAGAAAGCATGCGCGATTAAATAAATTTCATTAATGTTGTGCTTTTTACAAGCTTCTGCGAACGCTTTACCTTGATTATTCAATGTCCCCTTACCTTTAAGTATCTTATTAAGCGAACTAACTGAAACGCCTTGATACTTGCCTAAATTAAGCATTTGGTAGCACTGCGTGTTACTTTCCCATATTCGTTTAACATTCATTGCTGAACTCGTTTGTGCTCGTGTAGCGTTAGCCCAACCCCAAGCATTAGATTTTTTCGGGTTACCTCTTGCCATTTGTTTATCCAGTGCTTGTTTGAATGTATAAGGACTCGTTTCTGTTATGATCTGCGGTTGTTTAGATGCCGAGCCATTATTAGCTGTTGGTGATGAGTCTCTTACATTCGCTATATCAGCGTTTTTATTATCTACCATAACTTTTATTCTAGATTTTGTTACTGTTGGTTTAGTTATAGAATTTAATAATTTTTCTCTGTTTTTAAATATATTAAGTAATGCCTTTTCTAATGCTTCGTATTTATCTTTAGGGGGAACACCGTTGTCAATCATATTCCAATTAACATGTTCCAACATCGAACGCCAAATGCTGTCGTCTACTTTTAAATTTTCAATACTTAGAGGTATCTCATATTTGGCCATCATATCTACAGCTACAACCATTGCGTGAATCTCATTAAAAATAAATTCATTTTTACTCGCACTATAATCTTCACATACGTCTATAACTATATAATCAGGTTCATTAGGAACTTCAAATACAGCTCTTCTAGGTGCCCAAATATTATGTCTGTCAACATAAAAGTGGGGATATTCTACATCCTGTTTGTATTTCTTCCTACTGTTATATAAACTTTCTACCGAGCTCATCGTTTGTGCGTTTCTAATCATTATTCCTTTAGGTTTTTCGAGTCGTCGATTACCTTCTACTATAAAGTGATAAATATATTCTGGATAATTAACCTCTTGGCTAGAAATAGTGTACTTTATAGTTGTTACATCTTTCCAAATTGGAACTTTTTTATTATTTTTTTCGTTATCATCACTATCATCTTCTGGTTTAGGTGCCGGCGTAGATTTCTCCGGATGATATGGTGGTCTAACAAAATATTTAACTCCTCCACCTGGTCCATCATGATAAGAGTGTTTGATTTTATACGGCGGACTTCCTGTTGCATTATTTGTATACCAGTTTTGATCCACACCATACCAATAGTCTTTTGTGCATGGTCCCACTACAATGTTTACATGTCCTGCCCAACCACCAGTCCAAACACCCCAGTCGCCTGGTTGTGGTACAAAATCTTTTGTATTTCTAATTATCTTGAAATCTCTACCTCTATAATTGGATTTTTGAGCCATAGCATCAGCATTTCCCCATGTTCTAAACCCCCAATATTTATCGAGTAAATAATTAGGTAAATCCCAGCATTGGGCTCCCATTCCAGAACCAGGTACATCAATAGCTATTTTATTTTTAGCGATATACAACGCCCACTCTACTACTTCACTAGCTGTAGGTTTTCTGTTTTTTGGATTAGGTAATCCCATGTATGCACCTCATTTCAATCAAAATAAAAAGCCAGTGCCGAAGCACTGACTCTTAACTGTTATTTACATTTACCAAACCAGAAGCACGCCCAGAAGCTATATCCTAAAATTCCCTTAAGCATGGTAATCACCTCCTTTAAATGCCAAAAATAGTTTTTAACAAGGCTATAACAAATGTACTTAGAATCGTCCCTATTAATCCTAGAATCCACATCTTGATGTCTCTAATATTTTTAGCATTTTTCTCTTTATTTTTTTCATCTTCTTCTTTGTCACGCCTTAGTTCTTCGAAATTTCTATCTAACTTGTCATAAATTTTTTCTTGCGTTCTCAGACTGTCTTCTATTCTGTCGAATTTTTCAAACATAGTCTTATCATTTTCTTCTAATCGCGTTAAACGCCAATCTTGTTCGTGTCGTTTGGTAAAGCCAAACATTACGCCACCTACTTTGCGTTAAATTAAAAAGCCACAAGCATTACACCTGTGACTTTTCATCTTTTGTTTCTGGATATTTTTCTCCAGTGATCAATGCATATTCTTCTTTGTCGATTACACCCATGTCTACGTACCACTTAATTTGGTCATTTTTATAGCAACCCCACACATAAAAAGTTTTAATGTCCTTGAAAGTTGGATAAATCATCTTAATTTTCTCCATTTAAACGTCCCCCTCTGTATTTGTTTTACCAGCTTTTAGTTCAGTCAACTGTTGTGTTAACATAGCGTTTTGTTGCTTTAATTCCATCGCCAAAATGTTTACTTGCGTCACCTGCATTTGCATACTTGCAACCATTCCGCGAAGTTCTTCATCACTCAAATCTGATTCACTTTGTTGGCTTGATGCATTCGGTACGTCTTCTTTTTCGAAATTGCTATTGTATTTAATTTCGCCGTTAGTGAAAACAAACTTTCTAGGTTCGAACTCTTCTTTAAATTTAATAGGCACATTGTTATCATCTACATCTAAACTATTGCGTAAACCGCCAGTATTAACGAATCCGATAACTTCGTTTTTATCGTTTACTGTGATTTTCATTATTTCCACCCCATAATTTTAGTTATAGTAACTTTGTTGGCATTCGCTCCAGAACCTGATGTTTTACCTAAATCAAAGTACACATCGTTATCTATTCTTAAAGTAGTGCTACTTGTTTTGGATAGTAAGCACTCATAAATACCGCCACCGTTGCCGTCTGAGTCAACTACATTCGCTTTACTCAATTGAATCGCGTTAGGTAATGCGGTTAGTCCGAATCCCTCAATAACGCCACCTGGATAAGTTCCACTTACCAACAAAATAGAATAGTTTGTGTACGGTTCGGTTAGATTGATTGTTGTACCTACACCATTTGCGCCACCGTCGAACAATACCGTTGACTTATGTTCATTAGGAACCGTCCACTGTGGCTCAAGTCTGCCGTTTGTGATTGATCGTGTGTAAATCTTTTTAGAGTTATAAGGTGTGAAGTTAAACAACTTATTTGTATCATCTTTAACGAATACAGATAAATACCCCTCATAACTTTCAACGCTACCTGGTAAATCCGGCACTCTTGTTGCATAGTAATTACCAGCAGTTAAATATCCCAAATCGCCTTGCGCATTATTTAAGTTAACTTGAATTGATTGACCATTCGCCTCTGTCATCTTATGTTGTTGCCAGCTCGTTGTTCCGAATTTATCATCTACATACTGCTTAGCTTGATTTAAAGCGTTGTTAGACGTTTCTTCAACAAATTGCTTAGTTAAGTTTCCATCATTCTTTTTATAAAACGGGTACCATGTGCCGTAGATTTTATATTTTGTGTACTCATCGTTTGAATCGTCTGGGTACCATGTTGCACGAGCAGTATTATTATCAACAACATAAACAACTAACACACCAGATTTGCTTGATGTATAAGTTGATTCATCGAACGAAGAACCGTCATCAACACCATCTTGTCCAGGCTTCTCTAACGTGCCTATATCCGTCTTTTCTGGCGCATCTGTTGCATTAGTAATATGAATAATCCTAGATGTGTTAACTGCGCTTAAAACGCTATCTATGGACTGCTCATACGATTCAATTGCTTTACCGTAATCATCTGTAAGTTTAGACTTTTGCCAATTTGTTGTTGAATTACCTTTAACAAGGTCAGCGCCATTGATTTGTTGTTCAACTTCGTTAACACGTTCAAAAATCGCTTGCTCTTTTTCAACTATTTTATCGACTTCAGCTGTAACAGCTTGTGTTGCACTAGTTTGCGTCGCAGTAATAGCTTGTATAGCTTCGTTTTGCTTGATTTCGATTTGTTGAATGCCTTTTGTCGCACTATCATTCACTTTTGCTATTAACGTTTGTGTATCAGCCATATTTTGCTTTAATTGGTTAAAGTCTTTACCGACAGCTTCGATAGTATCTTGAATAGATTTGATATAAACAAGCTTTGTTATACCATCAAACCCACTAACTAAATCATTTTCAATATTGAAGCTAAATTGACGTTCAACAACAACATTATTACTCCCGTTTTGTGTAAAGAATGCCTGAGCATGCACCTTGCCTGAATGTTTTAAAAATTCATTCGGTATCACATACTGCAAACGCCCATTAATTGCGTCTACTATCGTTAATTCGTCTGAAATATAAGCGCCTCTATCTACGTTATAATCATCGGTTTTTAACACGATAGATGTTTTAACATGTTCAGAACTTATAGATAACGGTCTGTTATTCTTAGTTACTGCAAAATTTAAAACACCAGTTCCTCTATCTGATTCATAGAAACTGATGTTTGTGTCAATAATTGGATTATATTGTGATGTTGTTTGTAACTCGATTAAGTTATCGTCTTTCGAAAAATTATCTACTACCATTATTCAACCACCTTTCCCTCGAATAAACTCCATTTACCAACGCCACCAGTACCAAAGTTTCTAACTAAAAATTGATGTGCAGACGGGAAGTTATTACGTCTTAATACTTGTGTTGTGTTACCTGGTGTATTCGATTTTACTTCTAATATCCAACCTGCAATACCTTTAAAGTCTTTAGGAAAATCAGTAAATCGTTTTGATTCTTCAGTAGTGATATAGAAATCTAAACCAACGATTTTTAAATCTGATAATTTTGTAATATTCTTAGGGATATATTCCCAATAACCGGCGTTTTGCGGACAGAAATTCCATGCTCCGTTGTTTTTCTTATTGAAAATATCAATGACACGTTCGAATTTAAGCATATTTCTACCTGTGCTGTTTCTGGTAAGTACTTGTCTTAGAGCACCATTATAGTGTCCAGGCAGTACATCAAAGAACCAACCTGCATCTCTAAACGCTTTCGGTAACGGGAAATCTAACGCATTTTGTGTGTCTTGCGTATAGATATAGTAATGACCAACTTCCGTAATATCACTTAGATATGCTGGGTTCTGTATTGGTAACGGTTTAACACGTCCGCCTGAATCAGTCATCGATACTTGAGGTGCAATGTTTTTTAAGAATTGGTTAACACCTCTTTGGCCGATGGAATAAATTGAGTGATGTCTGTTGTTACCAGGTCCAATAGTTACCCCTATTAAAAGCGCTTTGCGTCCTGTTTCTAGATCGTAATACATATCTAGACCCTCAGCTTCTTGGAAGTCTCCTTTAAAGTTATTATTCACACCGCCAATATCGATACGTCGTTTAAATAACAATTCTTTTGTTTTTATATCGAAACCTTGTAAGTAGTTAGGGTTGGCTGTATTCGAATCACCTGTATACCAATATAAGATACCTGCATCATAAGTGATACCTTGCATAGGTTGTGTATCTGAAGTGTATTCCATAGGTATATCCATTTGATACAATACTTTGTCTATACCTTTATCAATATCGTCAGCACTTCTAACCTCAACAAAGTTCAACGAATTCTTAAGTTGTCTTTCAGTGGGTTTATATTCACGTCTAAAAATCATTAAATTTTCTACCGGATTATAAATCGCTGACGTATATCTGTCGTTAAATATATTCGGCATGACATCTTGCATTTCATTACCATAAGTTATTTCTCCAGTTCTATATTGGAAACGTACAAACTTGTTGTTTTTGTTACTGTCCAATACAGCTGAATAAATCCACAACTCATTGCCGATATATCTATAGGCATTGTGTGTGCCGTGACCGCCATTTTTAACAAGCAATCTATCAATAAATTGTCCGTTGGGCTTCAATCTAGATAACATGTAATGATTGCCTGGACGAGCTTGCGTCATATAAATAATTTTCGTTCTAGGGTCTACCCAAAATGATTGCATTACTGCGTTAGTATATGGCGATAAATCTGTGATGAATTCCGGTTCTTGCTCTTTTGGTTCAAATCGGTATTCTGTCGCTTGATATTCTTTATAGTGTTCATCTACAGCTTTCTCAACCTTTTTAGTGAAAGCATCTAGTGTTGAATAATCATGATACAAACGATCTTGCAATGTCTTATGATCATAACCAGTATTATCAACACGCGCGTCTTTTACTTCGTTGATACCGTCGCCGTTATGACCTAGTACCATATTGCTGAAACGGCCGTTTAGATACGTTAAAAAATCAGAGACGCTACTTGTGACATTTAAATGCTCATACTTTATTTGCTCTCCATTATGTGCAAATACCTCTTTATTTCTATGGTATTCAAGAGAGAAATTAAAATCAGTCAGCATGTCTGAAATAAGCTTGAAATTATACTCATTTTCATCTACATATCTGTAATCGAAAACTCTACTTAAGTCTGTAATTAATTTGTTATCCATGTCTTCCTCCTTTTCTATCCGTAAAACTGGTAATAATTTTTAATAAGTTCGTACATAATAACTTCATGACCTCTTTCATTAGGATGTAATCCATCAGGCATGCTAGATTTTCTAAATGCTGGATTATATGGCTTAAAATAATCTGTATGATAGGCATCATATACTGGTACATCCAATTCACTACAAGCCAATATCTGAGCATTGACATAATCCTCTAAAGTTAACCCTAGTTTGTTTTTATCCGTATCTTTACGACGTATCGTTGTGCCACTCATAGGACATTGTCTTGTAGCTGTCATAACAAGTATTTTTGAAGCCGGATTATTTTTCCGGATAACTTCAATTGCAGAACAAAAGGCACCATAAAACGTTTTTGTATCCGTTTTATCAGTGCCTATCGGTACACCTGCCCAATAACCATGTAACCAGTCATCATCTGTACCTTGTAATATGATTAGGTCTCCTCTTATTTGCTCTGCTTGTCTATAAATGCTATTTTCTACCGCTTCTTTACCTATCGGAACTGTTGCCATTGTTGCGCCACCTCTTGCAAGGTTGGTCGTTTTAGCTTTTAACTTCTTGCCTAACATTTCAGTAAAATTTGTTTTCGCATGTGATCCTCTAGCTACAGAATCGCCAATCGTTCCAATTGTTTTTACATCTTTAATGTTTGATTTATCTACAAAATCATGAACGATAGTGCCGTCAGATGTAGTCACAGTTTTAGAACTTACCTTCTGTTGTTTATCTTCAATTAGATCAGTTCTACTCATTAAATCAAGTGTGGATTTAGCTATCGATGCAACTTTAGATTTTAAGTTTTCTGCCGCTTTACTAGGATTAGAAAGGTTAACATCGTTTAATCCAGAAACATAATTAGCAGCAGTATTTACTTTCTTCATATATCGTTGTTCTCGATTAAACTCACCAAGCGTTACATCTTGCTTAACAATTACATTGTTTATACCCCTAATCGTTTTAACTTGTACTATACGGACTAAATCATTCAAACCTAGTTTGGTAGATTTTATTTGTACTATGTCTCCGGGTTGTGGGTCTGCTTCTGGATATGATTCTCTTAAGACCAAAAAATCTAAAGACAAAGATTGTTTTAACGACTTTTTCAATCTCGATTGTAATTCTTTATCCATAGTTTCTTGGTCAGTCACTTTACCATCTTTAAATGGTTCTGCGTGGATGTCGCCGTATATTTCAGCTAATGCACTTCTAGCTTCCATTACGAGCCCAGCGTGTTCGAATGTTTCTTCTCCTGAATAATTACCATATCCTCTAATGAAGGTGGCGAAATCACTTGCATCTTCCTCGAGTTTTATAGCGTTGGCGTTGACTTCGTCAGAAATAAAATAAGACGCTTTTTGATTTGCAAAAGGCGTCAATACAAACTTATATCTGTCTTTCTTTTTGTCATACGTTATTTTATATTCTAAACCGAAATGTTCTAATCCCTTTTTAAACATTTCTAACCTTGTATCGCCTTCACCACCATTTTCAAACTTCGAAGACTTAACCTTACCTTCGACTTCAAAAAGCATTCCAGTACCTTGAAACACAATGTTAAAATATCTTTCTACTGTAAAAGATCCTGTTACATTAACATAAATCCTATCAATCATTAACTTGTCTATAGGAATCTCTCTAGCAGTACATTCAACAAGTTGTCTGTCGCCTTCTGATTTCCTATCAATGACAGTTATTACATATTCTTTCTTGTCGTTTTCACCTTCGACATGACTAACAATCCATCTTTTCCCTATAGCGTTAATAACTTCATAAGTATATTTGTTTTCTAGAATATCAAAAGTTAATACACCGTCAGCGTTAACTTTTTTTACTAAAGTTGTTTCTACTGGTACAGGTGCGCCATTACCTTTAGGTGGTTTAATAGTTATTGTCATTCTGACACCTACTTATAATAAAATTTCAAATCAAACTGAACTTTTTGTACCGTTTGATTAAACTCAAATTTATTAGCTCCGTATTTAAATTTTGGTTGGGCTATATTCGTTTCGGTACTTATTTCAACACCGTTTTTATAAACTCGGAAGCTATCATAAACAATTCTGTCTCCAGCTTTTAGTTTGATCCCTTCGATTTTCATTATTTCAGCATGCGTTAAATTCCATACAAACGATTCTGTATCTTCGCCTAAAATAATTGTTATCTTTTTATACATGTTGAATTGGTCGTTAGGAGCACTACCATGATAGTAAACTGTACCTTTGCTCAAATTTTCAAATGTATACTTTCTTTTGTCTCCGCCTGCATGCCAATCAATATTAAAATCAAACGACCACAATCCAACCTTTTTGTTTTCTTCTAACTCTAGGCTTGTTCCAATACTTTCACCGTATGGTAATTCTGTAGTTTCGAATTTTAGTTCAAAAGAAACTTTATTACCTTTTTGTTTAGGGTTTATAACTCCGTTAAAAATAACTTTATACTGTTTACCATTTACATAAATTTGTTGATCGTGTCTTGAATATTCATAATCCGGGAAGTTGTTTTTATCTAATTTCACGTAATCATCAGAAGTTGGTTGAGTAAACCTGTAATTCAACTCTTCTTTTCTTCTTATTTCTCGTAAATACATAGGTTCTATGTCTGTCGTTAACCTATACAACATATCTCGCATATAAGCAATGTCTGAACGATTTTTAACTTTACAAAAACAAGGAACAACTATATCTCTACTGATATAATTGCTCCCCATTAATATACGCCCGTTCATATTTTCTTTGTCTTGATACTTTGTGTTGATTTGCATGCTATCAATTACTATATCGTTAACGATAAACCCGTATTCACTTAATTTGATTACAGTACCATCTTTTTTTGTTAATTCTATGTCCATTTGTAACCTCCTTTATAAGTAATACTCAGAATTGCGTTTAGCATTTCTGCCGTTAACAATACTAGTAAGCGCATCGTTATTGACATCGAATTCAACTTTAACAGTTTTCATGTTCGGTGATGTTTCAATAGAATGTGTGTGTTGTACTTGCGCATTTATATTTCCACCTAAATTACTTAAGTTTCCTGTAATACTAGAAATGTCAGGTGCGTTTAATGTAGGTTGAAATGCATCAACTACTTTATCTGCAACATTAGAAACATTACGGATAACTTTACTTGAATGATTATCTATACCTTTAACGAAACCTAACATTGAATACATACCAACATCCATGAATTCACGTGAAGGTGAGTGAATACCTAGCGCTCTTTTGGCTGCATTTAAAGCACCTTTTGCTACACTAGCTGCTTTTTCAGCTAAGTCTCTAGCCATATTACCAATACCTCTCATCAAACCACGGATCATATCAGCACCTGCTGATACAAAGTCATCCACAAAGCTTTTAACTTTATTTACTGCATTTGTCATACCTTGACTAACTTTGTTTACAACATTAACGAATCCTTGAATAACTCTATTAACAAAGTTAATTAGCGTACTTGTTATAGTAGATACCCATTGCATACCTTTAGTCACGATGAAGTTCCAAGCTTGAGACATTTTGTCTGATATAGTTGATACAACTTGTGTGAATATGCTTACAACTTTATTCCAAATTGTCGTTAATATACCAGATAAGAAACTCCAAATCGTATTCCATATATTAGAAATAAAACTCCATGCCGCTTGTAACGCAGTAGATATAGTTGTAGTGATAGCGTTCCAAACCTTAGTTGCCACAGTAACTATAGTGTTCCACAACGTTTGTAAGAACGTCCAAATAGCGTTCCAAATTGTCATTGCGATAGTCATAATTGTGGTAAATACTGTAGTTATTACAGTGACTAACAAATTCCAAATCGTAGTAGCGATTGTAATTATCGTGTTCCAGATTGTACTTAAGAATGTCCAAATAGCTGTCCATATCGTCATAACTATTGTCATTATCGTCGTGAAAACAGTTGTGATGATTGTAACTAAAAGGTTCCATACTGTTGTTGCAATAGCGATAATTCCATTCCATAGCCCTTGCAAATAAGCAACTATTTGATTCCAAATAATCATTATAAAATTGTATACATTTGATACCGCTGTAGTGATAGCTTTTAAAATAGCATTCCATACAACCGAAGCTACAGTTTTCAACACATTCCAAACTGTAACCATAAATGTTTTTATCGCATTCCAAGCATTTATAATAAAGTTTCTGAATCCTTCATTTTTATTCCACAATAAAACAAATATAGCTATTAATGCAGCGATTACACCAATAACTATCGTTATTGGACCACCTAAAATACCAAACACAGTTACAAGTCCTGTGATAGCATTTCTAATTAATCCAATCTTACCGAATAACAATTGGAATATAGCTGTAACTAATTTTATTGGTCCTTTTAATGATGTCATTGCCTTACTTAATACTAAAGTTCCTGTTTTAGCCCAACCAAACCTAGTTACTAATGCAACCAATCTTGCTGCTAATGGTCCTAAAAAGTCCATTACCGCTAATATTGGAGCAATTAAAAATCTAAATGCACCAACTAAAGTTATAATGACACCAACTAATTGTGCTGTAGCTGGATGCGCCTCAAACAAGTTAGCTATCCAACCAGTTATTGCAACTGCAACGCGTAATACTGCACTAGCTATAGGAGCCATTGCTGTTGCGAATGCAACTAATCCTCTTGCGATGTTTCCAATCAATTGCATTATTAGTGGTCCATTTGTTTGTATATAACTGACAAAGTCTTTAAACCCTTGAGATTGTCCTACTTGTTCAGACCATTCCCTAAACTTAGCTGTCATTTGTTCAAGAGATTGGAATATGCCAGTTGATGATCCACTGAATGCATTCATCAAATTATTAATTCCAACGAAAACATTTTTGAAAATATTACCAATGATAGGTAAGTTTGTTTTTGTGTATTCAATAAAACGAGTTATCGAATTTTCTCCAGCTGCACTATTAGCCCAGTTAGAGAAAGATTGACCTAATCTATCCAACCAATCAGCCGACCATTGAAACAGTGGTGCTAATTGCGTGAATACATTGACTAATCCGTCACCAAAACCACCTGCAGCACTTAATAGCTTGTTAAATACCGAAACACCCGTTGTATTCATCATATTAAAGAATCTTGAAGCTACACTGCTATTTTCAGCCCATTTAAGCACGCTTTGAGACGCTTCTTCCATTCCTCTTGAAATACCACTAAAAAACGGTTGTAAGCTCTGCATTGCAGTTTTAACAGTATTTAAACCATTTGCAAGAGTTGTGAAGATAGCGGATTGATTTTGCTTTATAATATCAGTCCATGCTGACTTTACGCCATCTAACGCTTTTTTGTATTCGTTTGTTGCTGAGCTAGCTTGTAAAGTGCCATCATTAAGCATCTTTATAGCGCTGATAGCCATTGCGCCAAACGCTACAAATCCTGCTCCCGCTATTGCTACGGCACCACCTAAAGCAAGTACACCACCAGTTAACACTTTGATAGCGTTTAATAGCGCAAATACTACAGGTACTACGCTCGCTATTACAGGTATTAAGATACTAAAAGATGATGTAAGTAATCCACCAACCATATTAGAACCTACAGTACCGAACACACGGAACATATTAGCTAAATTCCCCATCTGTCTTTGAAAATTGTCATTTGCTTTTATTATGTAGGCATAAGCTTTCTTTAAACCATTAGTATCGACATCTACCTTTGTTGTTTTTTTGTTCGGCAATGCGTCTAATGATTTTTTAAACGCATAAATAGTTGGTATCGAAAGCCCTGTATCTACATCTAGTCGAGATCTAGTTTTGTTTGGAATACTTTTAAGCTCTTCTTTAGTGCGTTTGATTTTAGAGTTAGCAACACCGTTGTCCACGTCTATAATAGCTTTGGCTTTAGACCTATTTAATGCTTCAAGACTAGCTTTAGATACTTTTAACACTCGATTGAATTTACTGTTATCTGCATTGATGTCAATATTGACACGCTTCTTTTCTAGTTCGGATAACTTAGCTTCTGCTTCAGCGATATCTTTAGTCAATTTTTGTTTTTGTAATTTAATCTCTGGAGTAACTTCTTTAGAGTTTAGTTTGTCTAGTTCAAAATTCGATTCTAGTACCTTTTGTTGCAAGTCTTGTATACTAGCATCTAATTTAGCTTTTACTTTTTTGTTACTAAAGGCATCTAAAGACTTTTTAGCAACTTTGATAGTTTTTTGTAATTTTTTATCGTTAGCGTTTAATTCAACATCTTTAGTTTGATCTGCCACTCTTTTGAATTTTTGTACAGATTTAACCGCACTATCAATTTGCTTTTTGAATTTAGCTACACTTGCTTCAATAGTCGCTTTAATTTTATATTCCGTCACATTAACACCTCTCTTTCTATTGCTTATTAAATTCTGCTATAACTTTAAAGAATTCATTATTTTGTGGTTTGTATTCATCACGTTCGCTACTAAATCTTATATCTTTACCTTCGTTAAGCCGTTGGATATTTTCTTCATAAGGCAATACGTCGTTTGCATTGTTAAAAACATATTCCTCTTTAGGTTTATTTTCTGTCCCAACATTTTTAGTAGCTGCAGCATCACGAATAGCAAAAGCAAGTTTGTAACGTTCGAATTCTTGGGTTAGCATTTCATACTCTTTCGCATACATTCGATAGTTATATTCTGTTAATGTCATTTGCTCAATAACGTTCAAATCTGTAATACCAAGTGTTGACATACAAGTGATAACGATTCTGTCGTAAGTTATTACGCTTCCGCTGGTTTCTCTTCCGCTTCCACTACTTCTACTAGGTTTCGGGTCATAGGTCGCTTTCCCAACTCCGTTAAAATATCTGAACCGAATTCTTCTAGTCCGATATTTTCTGCGATTTCATCTAGCGCTTCATCAATGTTATTAATAGTAATTGCTTGTTTTTTTAAGTGAGATGTAGCTGCAATTAAAACTTCGCCAATCACAACAGGATTTCCACTTTCTAAACCTACAGGCAACATTGATACACCTTGACCGATAGAAGCTTGTTCAACTTTTAAACCTAATCGGTTATCGATTTCTCTTAAAAATTTAAAACCAAAACTTAACTCTAATGACTTTCCATTAATTTCTACATTCATAATTTAAAATCTCCATTCATGATTAATTTAAACAAAAATAAAAAGGGCGTTAAGCCCTATTTTTATACCTCTCCTGGTGTAACCGTTGATGAATCTACCTTAGGTTGTGGAATTGCTGTTAAATCTTCGCCAGTTAACGCATCTGCTTTTGTAGTGTCATGGAATCTGTATCCAGTCGCCTTAAGTTTCTTTGTTACAGCCTCAGGTAGTGTTGCAAATCCACGTTGGAAACGACCATTCACTCCATATTCATATTCATATTCATCAATACCGTTAGCTTCTGCTTTTAATTCAAATTTATTGTGGAAACCTTGGAAATATTTCGCTTTAAATTTAGTAGCATCTCCATTTTTGCCTGGTATTCTACTTTCAACTTCCCAAGCCTCATACAATACGCGATCTACAACTGCATCTTCAATTTCATCTGCAAAATCGTCACCATAAAACATTTTAGCAGTACCAGACATTGTTGATTCAACTGAACCACCAGTGTTATAAGACCCATCCATCGTATCCTCTGTATCTGTATCAGCTTCATGTGATAAGCCGTATTCAGTTAAAAAAAGCATTTTAGTAGCATCTACTTTTTCGCCAGCTTTTCTAAACAAAATAATACGGTCATTACTATTTTTCATATTCGCCATTCAATATTCCTCCGTTTTTTAAAATGTTTTGTAAGATATCGTTATTGATGTGTGTAGCAATTCTTGATTAGTAGTATCATCGACTAACTGTGCGATGTTAGTATCATCTTCTTCAAAGTCATAATCGTTTGTTTTAACGCTAGGTGTTAAATCATCGATACACCTTTTAACAAGTCCGTCATGATGTCCTAAATCATCGCTTACACTCCAAATATCAATAACTAAATTCGTATCGCCAGAATAACTATCAAACGTGTACTTACTTCTATTTGACTCCGGCATTTTTATTACAAAAAAAGGATGCGGAATCTCTTGTTGCATCTCTTTACGAGAAATAACAGGGAATCCATATCCTTGTAGCGTTTCATACGCTTTATTATAAAGTTGTAAGTTCGGTGTCATGCTTTTATCTCCTATTCAAACAACGCTTTCAATTCTTCTACAGTCGATTTTCTTATTACCTCATATACTGGCCACATAAAAGGTTCTGCCTCCATGTATCGAGTACCAAACTCTAAGAAACCACTATAAGCTGCATGCGATGTGATAGTGTATTGCAAATCGCCAGTTTTTTTATATCTGATATTGCGTGATAAATTACCAGTCCAATAACCCTTATTCATTACTTCTCTAGCTTTCAATTTAGCTCGTACTACATATTCTTTGGCGTTTTCCTGTAAAATATCATCTACATCATCATCAATGTTGGTTTTCATATCGTGAAATTGGTTTAACAGTGCGTCTAATCCATCTATATTCATCAATTGACCTCTTCGATATAATATGACGTTTCGTGTCTGTATATCCTTGTATCAACTATCTTGTAGCGAATGCCATTAACCAACACGTGGCTAACAGGGTAAGATATTGATTCTTTTATCCTCAGGACACTTACATCGTTTTTTACATCGCCAAATTCAAGTTGCTTTCTTGCTCTAGAAATGGGGTTAATATTGCATGGTATCGCATCATAAGTGATTAGTGCGTTTTCTTTTTTGCTAGTTTTAGGATTGTAAGTTGTTACTTGTTCTAATTGAAAAATAACTCTATCTTCATATCTCAAAAGAACACAGCCCTTCCTTTTTTAGTTCTCGTTCTAGCATTAAAGTAATTATCAATAATAGCTTCATACTCCTTGAAATCGTTCAATTCATACGCATTGCTACGTCCGTCAACCGCTTCTGATGTCATACCTTCAGCACCAATCCTGTTGTAGCGTTTAACTGCAACTTCTTTAATCATGTAACTAAACCTTTCCGGTATTTGTTCAACTTCAATAGGTAACATTGATAACAACTGGCTTTCACAACTTTTTATGATTTCTTCTAATTGTTCATCTTGCTTTTCATCTTTAAGACCAATACGTTTTTTTACATCAGCTAGCGTAGTCATATAACCACCTACTCTAGTGACTCAAAAGCATTGATAATTTCAGCTTTTGTTTGTTTTTCATCAACTTGTAAGCCAGCAACACTTGCTATTTCGACAAGTTCTTTTTTGGTTAATTTGTCATTTACAATGTAAATCATTTGTTCGTTGCGTTTATTTTCAACACTAGCTAAAGCTTTGATACGTTCATCTGTAGGATCATAACCTTTTCGAGGGTAGACATGCCCTTTCATATAGACATGTCTGTTATCTTCTAAATCTGTAAAATCTACTTTAACAATTCCAATGATTTCGGGCATGTTACCACTCCTAATTATTTATTAAACTTCTCCTGGATTTGAAGATGGTTTTGCATCAGCAGGAACTAACTTAGCAAACGCTTTATCATCAGCGATATGCAATGCTACATGCATAGTTGCACGTAATGCCACCATGTCTTGTTCAAACAAGTTTACAGGTGTTCCATCTTCATTTTTGACTGTAGATAATTGTGCAGTTTCATCGATTTTGTATTCAATTAATTGAGGGATACCGTAAATCAACTTATCGAAATCACCAGTGATTAACTCACCACGTTTTAAGTTGCTTGATTTAAGGTTAACCACAGGTAGACCATCTAACGTATCACTGTTACGGTCATAAATACGTTCTTTCGTTTCAGGATCTACAATTTTACGTAACAAGCTTCTGTTTTGTGTTTTTGAGATAAACGCATTTGCTTCTAATTCGTCATCTTCAAGTAATGCCTCTAAATCAATAATGTTATCTTGTGTGAAGTCACCTTTAATAACCTTATTAGTTTTTTCAATTGATTGTGCAATTGATTTACCGAATGGATTGTTACCTTGATTCAAAATACCCGCTTCATCAAACTTTTTATAGAATGCTTCAGCAATCATAGGCTTCATTTCTTCAAAGAATTGTGAATAAGTGTAATTCAAAAATTCTTTTGTTACAGGTAAGATAACCCCTAATTTAAACGCTCTCATAGTAGCATTAACCCATGTAGCTTTAGATGTTTCGATTTTTTGACCTTCACCTACCCAGTAAGCACCTGGTTTATCAGCCCAAAAAGTAAACTTCTTCTCAGTACCTTCCATTGGTTCGTACTTACCTAATTGCATAATTTTAGAGTTTTCCATAACCTCTTGTAAGATGGGCGTTGTGAATTCATTCATCAACGTGCCATCTTTCTTTTCGTGCATCATTACATTATCAGGGTTAAATACTTGCGGTTTAACATTGTTACTCGCAAAATGTTGCAAATTTAATTTTAATTTTTGTGTTTGTTCCATTTAAATGCCTCCGTTAATTTTTAATAATTCTTTTTTGTCTAGCTATTTCAGCTAAGTTTTGCGGTTTATTTTTAGTCGAGTGATTAAATGAATCTCCACCAGTCAATGGCGATTGTCTAGCGTTAACCTTAACCGCTTCATTAACCGCTTTTTTTACTGCATTAGAAAAAGCTTCAACGTTCGATTTGGTTTGTTCAGCAGTGTCAGTTACAACCAAATTGACAACCTCATCTGATGAATCAACTTCCGCTTCACTCAACATTTTTCGTGCTTCTGAACGCATTTCATTTAATTGTTTTTCTGAACGTAGTTGTTCCAACTCTTTTTCCATTTGTTCGCGTTCATATTCAGCGATTTGATCTTTGTTCATTTTTGCTAATCGTTTAGCTTCATCAACAGCTTCTTGTTTCTCTTTTTCTTTCTGCTTCATACGACGACTTAATTCTTCTTTAAGACGCTTGTTATATTCTTCTTGTAGTCTTTTTTCGATTTCTTCTTCTGAATTAGTCTTTTTGTCTTGTTTGTATTTGCCTTCATCATCGTTGTTATCTTTTGATTTTCCATTATCTCCATCTGATTCTTCAGCAAAAAACTGTAATTTGAGTTTTAACTTTTCTTGGATATCCATAGTTTTTACACCTCATTTATTTACTCTTGATTAGTTTTAAGCCATACATGGTTCGGGCTGTTACACTTGCATCTTTTATTGTCATAAGCATGGTTTGGACATAAAAAATAGCCAACACAATTAAGTGCTAGCTATTAAAAGAGAGGTTCATTATATTTCGATTTTTCTTTATCGGCTAATACTGCCGACCTTACACTGTCTAAGTTTGCATCAATAATAACTGTTTCGTTTCGCTTTTGTAACTCTTTACGTATACCTTTTAATTCTCTTGCTATGTCTCTAAGGTATTTGTCAGTATTACTCATATTAGTATCCTCCAAACATTTAATTTACTGTCATACAAAACTAACTTGCCTTTAAAAAACTTTACTTTTAAATCAATCACCGCTTTTCACTTTCCCTCCGAAGTATTTTGTTTTTCGTTTCTTGCTTGGTTTTTTCGGCCACATAGATTTAGGTAGTAAAGCGCAATCTGAACGACAATTGATATGCATAGGATAGAAATTAACACCAATTTTAGCGTCTTTAACTTTGAATATTTCTCCATTAAGCCCTTTGCATACTTTAGTTGTTCTATTATCAATTTTTGCAATATACATATAATATCCTTCCGGTGAAATTTCTTTCATGCTGTCAATGCTTGATTGTGCGTGAACACGTGCCGATTCCGTATAAAGCAATGATTTAATTGCTGCGGTCTTTTGTCGTGCTGTGCCTTCGAATTTATTTAAGTGCTTGCGCATATCTTTAACATATTCATTAGGATGTCGACCTCTAATAACTACATTAGCAATTATTTCTTCTACTTCTTGTTTCATTGCTTCGGTATTAGTCCATAATCGCTCTGACCAAACGACACCATGAAATTGTGTATCAACGATTGTATCTATAACTTCTTTAGCTACTTGTACACCTTCACCTAAAATACCCGCTTGATCACTGAACACACGATAAGCTGTTGATTCGAAATATTCCCTCATCGATAATTCTGTTTGAGCTGCTGCATAAGCAATTAAGAATTCTATTTGAATCTTTAACATCTGTTCTCTAGATACATACATCTTAGTGTTGTACTTCTTTAATTCTTCATTTGCTCTATCGCTAAAGTCCTTGTTTTCGACCAATCTTTTTGCTTCTTCTTGAAACGCTTTTACATCGAACTCATCAATAATCTTTTGTGCTTCTTGTAATGTAACGCCTGCAAAATCTCCGTACTTAACAATAAACGCATTGATCTCTTTTTCAATGCGCTTAATCATCATATTCAATATACGTTCTATTTCTTCAGCTTTAGTTTTATCACGCTTCAACTCATTCTCGATTGCTTTGCGTCCGCGTTCTTCCCAATATTCTTGAGTGTTTTTGTTAGGCAATTACAATCATTCCTTTTTATCAACAGTATCTTTTGTATCATCATCTTGTTCGTCATCATTGATGTCTCTAGGGTCTTTATAAATGCCTTTTTGAGCTTTTTTAATAGATTCTTTCTCATCTTCTTCTATTTTCTTGACTTCTAATTCAGGGTCTTGGAAGAAAGAGAATAGAGACATTAAAGTTGTTTGACTAATCTTCCCACCAGAATCAATATAAGCCTTTAATTCTTCAATTAACGACTTAGGTAAGTTTCTGTTGTATACGTATCTAACAGTATTAAAATCTTTGCTTACGTCAATTGACCGTGTATTTTTTAGTATTGTCTCTAACAACTTAGCACGACGTCTTAGTCCTTTAGTGAACAATCCTTCTTTAGTTTTAGTACGTTGTTCTAATCCGAATAATTTGTATTTCATTGCCTCGCCCGATTGAGTGCCGCTAAAGTTATCATCTTTCATGTTAGGCGTGTTGGTAAACATGTGTATATCACTGTTTAAACGGTCTTTATAAGCTTCGGTACCTTGTACATCGTATTGCTTATAAATATAACCACCATCAACAGAGCCTTCTGTTTCTCTACCTTCGCTATCAGCATAAACAGTCGGTTCTAAAAACAACACGTTAGCTTCCTTTTGTTTTCTAACTTCTACAGGATCTAAATTTAAATTACCTTTAATAAGTAACATAGCGTCATTTAAATCACTCATATAGTTAGCAGTATCTGATTCAGCATTATCATACAAATCAATTAAAGTGATTACTTTCTCATAATCCCCTTTTCTTCTTTCGTTGTTGCTAAATTCTGTAATAGGCATACGTTCGAAATAGTGTGATTCAAAACCGTTTTCACGTGGTGTGAGCTTCAATCCATTTGTTCTACTGGTAAGATATCTATAAACACCGTGTGAGGTGAATAAATCAACTGTAAACACTTCATCTTCGTCAGTCTTGTCTATTGGTTTAGTTCTTAAATATCTAACGCCTACGATACTATTACGTTCAATTGTATTGTCGTATATGACAAAAGTACTCATTGCATCACTCTTGTATAAACGCGTTTCATCATCTTGGTTTCTAATCATTAATTCATAAGCTTTACCATAAATTGACAAATCTAATCCTAAAGATCTATTGTGCGACTCAACATCATTCAAATCATTGAACGCCTCAATAGCTTCTAATACATCTTTGTCATCATCTTGATATTGAATTGGATTACCTAAGAAATAACCGTTAATAAAATCGCTAATATAAGATGCGTAATCATGCGCTACACGGTTATCTGCCATGTACTCTTCTTTGCGTCGTGTTAACTCAACCAGATTCTTAGTTTTACCTTCGTAGTAATCACTCAACACTTTTAATCTAGGTCGTTGGTAATCCATGTGATGTTCAATGTATTTACTTACTTCATTAACGTTTTGTAATAAATCGGATTCCGTCCCGTCATATGTGTAAACAACATTGGCTTCATCATTAAATAAGTAATTTATGTTTCCCCGTAGATCTGTATCTGTTTCAAATTCGTTTACTTTTAACATTTGTTCCCTCCTATAATCCTAGAGATTTTATTGTGTCAACTTTCGAACTGACATTTGTGCGTTTTCTAACCGGTCTGTAGAATCGTTCCACTGAATAACGCAACGAATCGATACAATGATTGTATGTATCTACTGGTTCATTGGTATATTCACCTGTATCTTTGTCCTTTTGCCATGTGTAGTTGTCAAACTCTTCAATAGTCTTGAAACAACGTTCATCAACAATGATTTCAAATTGCATTAAGAATTGTAACCCTTGTACAACCGAGCCCTTCCCTTTTTTGGTTGGTAAAATCCTTTTAAGCCCTAGATTCCTTAATTCAGCTATACTTTTTTGTTCTGCACTATCTGCTGTAATTTCTTCTTTAGCATAACCAAGTTGCTTTATGACATTAGCTATTTCATCATTCAGCATACCTTGTTTAACATACTCTTCAATGATGTATAACTTCTTTTTCTTTACATCTATTTTAGAATGTATAAAAGCACTAGGATCATTAACGTAGCCAAAGTCCAATCCAAAATAAGAAGGTAAATGTCTTAACTCATCTTTATTTATTAAACGTTTTTCATACTTAGGGAAAACCAATTTGTCTAGTGTAGCAAATTCACCTAACGCATAAATTTTGTAATATGCTGGATTACGATTTGCTAACAACTCTAAGTTTTGTCGTGTCATTTCATCAAGAAACTTATTATCTCGATAACTAGATTGTCTAATCATGACATTTTCCATTGGTTCACCATGTTCAAAGAAATACTTATAAACCCAATTCAGTTTAGATACTGGGTTAAACATCAAAAATATTTGCTTATTCACGTGTTTACGCTCCCTCAAACGCAACGTTAATTGCGTGTAATCATTTAGTGTGAATTCAGACGCTTCTTCCATGACTATGTCTGATATGCCTTTTATCGACTTTATTTTCTCTGGGTTATCTAATCCTTTAAACAAAAAAACTGCGCCGTTTGGCAATTCAACTTTGTTATCAGTCTTATTCCAAAGGCACATGTCCCAAATACCAAAGTTTATCAAACAATCTTTAACATCTTCGAACAAACTATCTTTAATTGTTGATTGTACTTTTCTAAGCCACAGTATACGCCTAGGATATTTCCAATCTTGCAATGCTTTGAGTACAACTTTTTGTATAACGCCGTGAGACTTACCGCTCGAACCTCCACCGTAATGTACTTCAGTGAAGTTATCGTAATTGGTTAGTATTTCGAATATGTTTCTATTGAAAACATTAGACGGTTTGTTAAAGTTTAATTTAACTTTCGTCATCGTACTCACCAATATTAATCTCAATATTCTTCTGAGTGATTTCTTTTTTATCGATATACGCACCATGTACTTTTAGTATGTGGTCAATAGATCTCTGACGCTCTTCAAAAGTTGGTGTGATTGTGTAAGTAACCTCTTTTTCCACTTCATCGTTTAAATGGTCATATTTCTTACTGTAAGCCTCTTGAGGTTCTCCTCTAGCAATAGAAGCAGATAACGCTAAAGCTTCTGTAATACTCATTAAACGCTCTTCTTGTATCTGTTCTAATCGTTCTTTAATATATTCCGAAACATTAACATTTCTTAACAATCGACTTGCTAAAGACTCTGCTGTTTTCTTACTATAACCTGCTGTAATTGCTGCTTTTTTACCATTACATCCATTCATTATATATTCATCTGCGAATCTCTTTTGTTTTTCGTTCATTTCATTTACCACCAACTCTCGCGCTATACGCTTTTTAAAATTAAAAAAGGGATTGGCTATAATCAGCCAACCCACATAGATCCTTTATTCCTAATTGCGATAAGGGAAACGCAGTAAGATAGTCAATATCTTACGCTATCATATTAACACCGAAAGTGACGTTATTTTTCCAGACTTTTTCCAAACTTAATGTATTATTCCTAATTCATCTGCTAACCTAACTAGTATATCTTTCCTCATATCATAAGCGGTAGATTTACTTACATTTATTTCTTGTGCCACACCAGTTAGATTTAATGTTCTAGGTTTTTTGAAATAATAAAGTTCCATAAGTTTTTGAGTCTCTACAGTGCTGTGATTATACACAACCTCTATAGCCGACTTCATTCTAGCTAATTGTGATAATCTTCTATCGTTAACGACCCTAATAGCTTTTATTTCGGTTACACTTACATTACTTTGAACCCTATCTCCACCGATATTAGTATCTTGTTGACTCCACGGGTTTAAAACTTCATCTCTTACACGCGCTATATCTTTATCGAAGTAATTGTAATTACTTAATTCGCTTTCCAAGTATCTTTGCGTTGATTTTCTCAAACTCATTTGTTTAACCCCCGTTAATCTTCAAAATGTCTCAATCTACTTCTTAATATCTCTATCTCTCGCTCTTTAACTTTCACTTCACCTTTTAACTGTTCAGCTTGCAACATCACACCAAACAATAAGATGACTAATAATATAATTGCTATGATGAACCACATCATCTACCCAACCTCCTCTAAATTTGGTTTATATTTTAATACACGGCCATTTAGAATTTCGGCATCTATTTTAGCTGATAATAAATTGTCATATGATTTAGCTTCGAAAATATTATTAGTTATAATATATGTGGTCCTTTGCGCAAACGCATCTGTATGTTTTTTTCGAAAGTACACACCGTCATTTAACTCGACGATATATTCGATTGGTCTGTTTTCTTTTTTATAATTATCCAATGCTTTTTCGTTCTCTTTTATATCACGTCTTAATTCACCAATTTTCTTACTCACTTCAATTCGTCTATACATTGTATATACACATGCAATGAATATAACAATGTTAGTATAAAAAAATATCCAGTCCATCTACTCTGACACCTCCGCCCTCATCAAATCAGACTGATCGCTCAACTTTGCGAAGTCACTCGGCGCCTCTACATCATCATTAGCCGTCATCATAATATATACTTGCTCAGTTACATACTTACCTAACTCGTACATTGCTAGTAAGAATAATAATCTTAGTATTTGCTTAATCATTTCCCACACTTCCTTATATTTTCAAATAACTGACTCACTTTAATAATTGCATCCCTTTTAACTTGTTTCTCGTACTTCTCTTTCGCTTCTTCTTTACTCTCTGCCTCAACAACTGTAAACCTTTGATTGCTATTAGCTTTAGTTATGTGTGTATGCTTGCGTCCTGTTGAATCTTTGAATGTTGTGACTAAGTATTGTGTCACTTCCCCAAAACCTCCTTGACTCGATCTAAGATGTCTTTACACGTATCCTTTTCCTGCGTCTGCTGTTCCATCTTGTCTTTCGTGGTTCCTTTTCATTTTCTTTTTGTATGCGTCAATGAGTTGATCGATAGTGTAGTAGTTGTTCGCTAATGCAAACGGTAAAAATAAGTTGCTACTATATGGACTTTCATACATTTCATCTATAGTTGACATAAATTCATCTACTACATCACTATCGTTAAAATCGATTTCAACTCGTTCTATATAGTCGTTAAAATCTCCGTCATCTAAATAACCCAAAATTTCTTCCATGTTATCTGCTTGTTGATTAGCAATACTCAATCCAAACGCTAACATGTCTGCTAACTCGTCTAGCTGTACGTCTAACGGTTTACCTGGTTTCTTCTTCCAATTCTTGAACGTTTCCAATGTGTTAAACCATTCAAAGAATTCAACCACATACGCAATCTTGCTATCTCGTAAATTTAGTGTTGGTATTCTATCGTCAAAGTCCTTTTGTATTTGTAATAACTCTTGTAACTGATCAATTGTTAATGTGTTAGTCATTTTCCTGCTCCTCCTCATATTTATAGACCACTTGCCCCGTCATAATCCCTACTGCTTCATCAAGACCAATATCTTCTTTGAGTGCATCTTGCATAGCATTAGGTAAACCCTCAAGTATTTCATCAAACGCTTGTGCTTTCTTATACACGTCCTCAATCTCTTTTAGCAATCCCTCTGTGTCATTACCGTTATACGCACTAGCACTTATAACTGACTGTTCAATTTGTTCGCGGTTATTCATTAGTGTCATCCTCCATAAAAATTTTATTGTTTAATTTCATTCCAAATTTAACTCTTTCATCATCGTTGCCGAATTCGTTTATTAAATCTTTTTCAACACTCTTGCAATACCTATCCCATGCGCTCGCTTTCTTCTCCAGATCTTTGTTGCGCTCTCTTAACTTAGCTATATCTCCAATAAGCTCATCACGTTGCTTCTTGTACTCTTCACGATCTTTTAATGCTTTGTGAAGTTTATCTAATAACTTGTTAAAGTTAGTACAAAGATTTTTATATTGTTCATCTGATAAGGTGAACGTCATCTCATAACCTCCAATAGCATCTCATTTTCAAAAATATTTCCAACAATTTCAATAATATCGTCATTTTCACTTAGTAATTCAGTTACATTGCTAAAAGTTATATAAAAGGCTCCTTCTTTAAACTCGATAAAACTTACTTCTCTCGAATAACAATCTTGAACAATATCCCCTTCATAAATCTCCACACCGTGCACATCTTTAAATCCTGTGTATTGTAATAGTTTTACTTCATTGAAACTTTTATAACCTGTTGAAATCAAAATGTACCCACTATTAAAATCGATTTCGTCAATAATACTCATAACTTTTTTATCTTTATCCCAAGCTTTAAATTTCAACATCATTCTACCAACTCCCCATCTTTCCAGATTAACGTCATCGTCATGTCATCGTTTAAGATATAGAATGCTTTAGTAGGAAAAATATTGTCGTCTTCAAAACGTTCGTTCAAACTGATACCTTTGTGTAATGCGGATTTATAGACTCCTTCTTGAATCTCATATACCTCTAACAACCTATCAAACTTAGTCTCTTCCGTTACTTCTTTTTCAATATCAACTATGAAGGGGATATCAATTGGAATAAAACTTGACGTCGAACACTTATTTGTATTTGGATGAAAACGAACGAATCCATCACTAAATCCTGTTGAAAAAAATATTTTTCCTTGTGATAGATCCGGATTTTCTCGCGCCCATTTAATTAATTCATCTAATCTCATTTCTTTTTTAACTTTGATTTTCATTGTTATATCTCCTCTTGAACAGTAAATTTATCGTTAATTGATACATATCCAGTCACATTACATAAGATGCTATCAACATGAAAAGTCACAAAACAGTTGCGCTCAACATCATTTGAATAGAATCTTTTATTACCTGATAACTTGGGGTTATCCCAAGCCCATTGGATAAGTTCAGGTAAATTCATTTCTTTTTCAATTTTGATTTTCATTGTTTCCGCCCTTTTAAAATAAAGTTAGTTGCTTCTGTCCTTCGTATTCCAAACCATGTTGCTTTATATATGTTTCAAGCTCTTCAGCTGTATCAAACGTCTTCTTCACACCTTGCCAACCTGGTACGATATGCCCATGAAAATAATAAATGTCATTCACTACATGGATATGTGCCACTCGTTCGTTATCCCGATACAGATATCTCTTAGATCCGAAAAATTGATTTAAGTATTCTTTGCGTGCGTTATCTGTCATAGTCATCACTCCTTTTAACAATTAGGTAGACCAAACGACATGCATTCATCATATAGCTCTTCGTTCCTTATGCTTGTCTTATAGTTTTCAATCACATTGCTAACTTCTTTATGACTCATTGCTTTAACTTGTTCGTCTGTATATTTTTCGCAGTTTTCCAATTCCAGTTGTTCCTGTAATGACATCACATATTCAACTTGTTTTTGAGTTGCCATAGTTAACCCTCCCACAAATCAAAAGCTCTTTGGACGTAAAACTTCGCCTTTGCTAAATCCTCGTGTCCGTTTTTTAACGGCGCTCTTGACAAGTATTTGATTGCATTACCTATTGCGAATGCTAATTGTGGTGGGTACTGTGCCGTAACTTGTTCAATAAAATCTATAATTTCAATGTCGCCGTATGTGTAATGCGCCGGTTACTTAACATTGTCTTGCGTTTTGTTCATATCTACTTTTCTGTTACTGATTATGCTCATTATGCTTCACTCCATTTCTTGAACATTTGGTTATAAGTGACATCGAACCAATACGGATCACGTGAATGTTTTTGAGGTACATTAAACAAATGTGGCTTCTTTCTTCTTAGCTCAGCCTCTTTCTTTCGCTCTCTTTCCAATTCACGTTCGAGTCTCGCTTGTTTAATCTTTTCCATTTGTTTCATTTCTCTATATTCTTTTAGGTGCATGCCATATGGCGCGTCTAAAGCTTCTGAAAGTTCCCAACAACCTCTTACACGTTTGGAAACAATTCCAGCATTTATCCCACGCTTTGCCATTATTTCTTTTTCAAAATTGTTAAATTTATATGGTTTATTATTAATGATTACAACACTGCCCATTTATTCCACCTCTACATTTACATTTCTAATTTTTAAATTGTCATACTCTAGTATTTCGTTAGGATTGTTATATAAGTAATCTGCCAGCGTTTCTTTTTCTTTATCCACATCACCAAAATGCTTATATTCAACTTCTGTAGGTATTCTTATATCAATCGTTGCGTTTATATATGCTTGTTGTTGCATTAGATCACTTCATTTCTCTTTTGCGTTCTCGTCTTGCTTTAATTAATTCCTCGTAAGTAATCCATGTTTTGCCTGTGTACTTAGGTGCTTTACATATCCAATTGAGTTTTATGTTTCTGTATTTATGTCTGAAAATCTTAGCTTTAAGTTTTGCTACTTCGGTTGGCATACCTTTAATGTCGATAACTTCAATCAGTTTGTCATCGAGATATAACGCGAAGTCTGCAATATATTCAATCTTTCGTTGTTTATCTAGTTTTGGTAATAATTCGAATTTCGGTTGTATTTCGATATGATCATAATTAGTGCCATTCATATTACTTTCTAAATATTGGTAATATTCACACTCTACTTTGCTATCAAATACAATTCCTTTGTACTCAACTTTCTTAGCATTGTATTTACTCATTGCGCCACCTCTAAATATCAAATATCGTTGCTTGTAAACCTAGCTCTTGCTCATATAGAAGTCCGTGAGCGCCTTTAAATCGTTTTAGGTCACTATCAGTCATAATTTTCTTTTCGTCGCTGAAATGGGCTCCTGTGAGCGAATAAACTTCATTCTCGTTATCTTCATGTTTGATGACCTTAATATCTTCCGTGCCATCTTCTCGGTATAAGTAATATTTTTCTTTCGGCATTTTTAACACTCCTTAATATTCGACGATTGCGGGTCTTTCTTCTTTTTCTTTCAACTTATCATCAATAAGTTTTTTAAGTTTCTCTTGGTCTCCGTTTGCAAAATCAATCATCTTTTGAGCATATACATCTCTACAATGTAATATTTCTTTTATATTTTGTTTTGTGATTACCACGCATCTCGCTCCCTGAAATCGTCTCCGATTACTCTTACTTTTCTTGCTCTTTTTTTCATTCTCGAATTTATACGTTGCCAGTTCATATTTTGATTTAGTTCTTTATCACTAAAGTTAGTTGTAAAGATGTTGTTTTTACCTACTCTGTTATCAACAATGCTGAAAAGTTTATTTATAGTGTGTTCTGTGTTTTCTACACCCATATCATCTAGTACAAGTAAATCAATCTCACTAAGTAATTTGACTAGTTCGTCTGTAGTCTCTACTGCATTTTTGTTGTATGTCGCTTTGATACGATCCATCAACATTGGTATATGCATAAAAGCAACTGTATGCCCTTTAGCTTTAACTGCTTTTGCGATAGCGTATGCTAGGTGGCTTTTACCAGTTCCATATGAACCTTGCAATATTAATGATTTTGGTTCTTTTGTAGAGAAGCCTTGTACGTACTCTATTGCTGTTTGCTTAGCTTGTACTTGTTTTTCATTTTGTGGCTTGTAGTTTTTGACTGTTGCATCTCTTAAAGACGGATTAACGTTTGATTGATTGAATATGTTGTTTATCTTCCGTTGCTTGTTTCGCTTATATTCCTCATAGATTTCACATTTGCAACCGTCTTTATACTCGTAACCATTCGGGTGTTTTTTAGTAGGAGCAAACTTATATAAGTCGTATTCACTTCCACATCTCTCACATTTCAATCCTTTTTCGACATGAGTAGGTTGATATTTTTTCAAGCTTTCGTTTATCTTTTCGCTGAATAGTGGTTTCATAATATCCCCCTAATCCCAATAACTTTCGTCGTACTTCATGCGTTCCAATTGATCTATGCCAGTTGGTTGCGCTTTTTGATTGAGGTACCCCTCAAATTTATTGCCAAAAAGTGTTTCTGGTCTAAGGTATTTATCGCTATCCGTGTTTAGCCACTCAGCTGTTTTGATATCAATCACCTTTTTAAAATCCTCCAACCTAAAATCTTGATTCCATCTTGCTTTAATAAAATCTTTTGATTTAGCTGTATTGTGTTTAAAATGCTTTCCTGTTTTTTTGTTTAAGTATTCGATAATTTCTTTATAGGGAATGGAATACACAGTCGGGTTGCCCGACAATATACTTCCATCATTATTAGTATTGTTATTATTAGTTAAATCATTATTAGTACTATTATTATTAGTAGTACGCCCTTTTCGGTTTTCCGTTTTTCCGTTTTCCGAAAACCCGTTTGCCGATAATCCGTTTTCCGAAAATGGCATTTCGGTTGGTTTTTCGTAAACTAAGTATTCAAAACCTTTAAACACACCGTTTTCAGCTCTTTTTTGTATTCTGTGAACATATTTATTATCCATAAGTTCTTGAACGCCACTATTGATTGATTTTTGTCCATCATTCATATGTTTAACTACTTCTGACGTGTATATTTGCCAATTGTCAGGACGACTTAGGAAATACAATAATATCCCTTTAGCTTTAGCACTTAAATTACTATCGAACACAAAAGATTTATGCACAGTTACAAAATCGCCACTTTCTTTTATCGTTCTAAATGTTGCCATTTCGTTATCTCCTTTCTGGTATAATTTTATTATCGCTATTGCGTTAGATTGGGGGTGAATAATTATGGATCCTATTTTAGGTAAAGGTATTGATAAAATTATTGAAGGCGCATCAAAAGGGCCTGTAGAAACATTCTCTAAAACTTGGGAACTTGTCTTTGGGAAATTCCACCTTTATGTGGATAAAGTTATTTATCAAAGAGAAGTAGAATTTGAAAAATTCAAAGAACAATTTAAAAAAGAAATATCTTCTGTACCTGAAAATAATTTACAAGAACCACAATTTTCTCTTCTAGGTCCTGCTCTAGAAGCTTCAAAGTTTTACATTAGTGAAAAAACTTTAAGTAATATGTTCGCAAAACTAATAGCATCATCTATGGATGACAGAAAAAACTCATTAACCCACCATTCATTTGTTGAAATAATTAAACAATTATCCCCAAATGATGCTATTCTTTTAAAACATTTAAAGAATCACGAAGTACATCCTGCCGTTAAATATAGAGCGGTTTTAAACCCAAAGAATGACGGTATGAATATATCGGACACGTTAATAAAAGACTCTCCGTTAGATATAGAATCAACCGAAATTTCAATTAATAACCTAGTAAGGTTAGGGGTTTTAAATGAAACTTTTGACATGTCTTACTTAACAAAAAAAGGAATTTATAATAAGTTTTATGCTCCTCAGTTTTTAAATCACTTTAATAAGATTATAGAAAAACAAAGATTTGTTTCGGGATTAGAATTTGTTAAAAGAATGTTAAAGTCAGGACACAACCTAGAAACAATAAGTAAACTTTCTGGCATTGAATTTGAAGTATTAAAGTTACATTACAGCCCCTGGGTAATAGACATCAAAAAAGGCTCAATTAGTTTGTCCGCCTATGGTAAAGCTTTTGTAAAAACCTGTATTAACTAAACGGAGATTTTAAAATTTTCTCCACTTTTACAGCATGCATAGCATTTCTAATCTCTTCCGCCAAGATGACGATTAGGAGTGCTATTTTTATTATTCTTAGTCTATTCATTCCTTTTTCTCTCCTTTCAACATTTTATTGAGCCTCTCATCAACTTTTATCCACGAGTCATGCAAGTGATATTTATCATCAAACGACTTAACACCAATTGCATGTTGCTCGTTGTGATGTTCGCGACATAACGCTAATACATGTTTGTCGTAGTGATTCATCTTGTTTCTGTTCATGCCTCTACCTACTGCTTCGTAATGTGCTAGGTCAGCGTGAGGCTTTCCGCAAATTACACAGTTGCGGTTGATTGTAGCCCAATATAATAACGCTTTATCTTCGCTTAACAACTTACTCGTTTCTACACTCATAGGTATTTGATGATGAAACATAAACGCTATAATCAGTTCTATTAACTCCCTTGCAACTTTCATTGAACAGTCACGCAGACTGATTTCTTCATAACCTTTCGTAATTTCCAATTCTGTTTGTAATAATTTTCTAGTTGATTCCACTGGTTCGCCCCAGTGAAGTTCTATATCTCTACACATTGCGAATATTTTTTTGCGTTGTTCTATAGATAACTTTTTATTGTCCGGAACCTCTACTTCTGCTTTTAGTGGATATCCGTTTTCTAGCAAGTCAATGTGACTTTGTTCAAGTTCAACACCAGTAGCAACGACGGAATAAGTGCCGTCATTGTCTTTCTGGTATCTTGTAATGTATTGCATTTAAACCACACCTTAAAACGCTAAATCTTGGTCGTCATATCCAAATTGGCCACTGCTTTCAAATGGATTGCTTTGTTGAGACATTGATGTTTGTTGTTGTGCCCCGTTATTTTCTTCAGCTTTTTGCTTATCTGTCTTCGGAATAGGTTTGTTAACAACATCATCGCCCTTTTTGAAAGGTTTAATAAATGAAAAATCCGTAAAATACTTACCTTCATCTTCATTGAATTTCCATTTCAATACCAAGTGACAAAACTTACCAATAAGATCATTGGTATCAAAATCTAAGCTAGGAAGATTTAACTTAATACCTAATCGAGTAACTAATTCAATCAATTGTTTTTCTTGGAAATCATATTTATACGGCGGTACAAATTGATTATGTTTATATTGTTTGCCTTCATCATTTTCAAATACGATTGTGAAATATCTATTTTCTCTATCATTGAATTCAATATTTTTAACTTTCACTGTGAATTCTCCAGCTTGAAACCCTGCTGAGCCGTTATAAAACTTTTCTTGATTTGTTTCTTTAGTAAATTGCGCTTGTCCTGTGATTTTCATAATTAAATACCGTCCTTTTTAGTTTTTTATTAGTTTCCGTTTTGTGCCATATCTATAATTTTTGAAATTGAAGCATTTTTAATACCTGGATTATTGATTGTTATTTGCGGATTATGCCTAACTTTAGTTGTATATAAATTAGAAGGTTCTACAGAAAACACATAATCGTGTGTCGCATTTCCGTTCTCATCTGTATGATCTTCTATAAATGTGTGTCCTATAATGTCGAACTGAGTTACTAAGTTGTTGTGTATTGCCGGTTGTACTTCAATTGATATTCTAGGGTTAATAATTTTTCCGTTCTCATCTTTATCTTCTGAGTTAAGCCCTTCATGTCCTGTAAGCACAACGTGAAATCCGAGCTTATCTTTAACCTTTAATAGGTGCCTAATCGAGTTAACAATTAATTTAGATGTTTCCCCATAATCTTGAATTCTTGCTTTTTTGACTTGGTGCGTGTTCATCACATGAGTCAGCGTTATATCTCTTAACTTTTGTGCTGTTTCAATTACAACCACATCAAGTAACTTTCCTCTTTGTCTAGCTGTATTTACAATCGATTCAATACTCGCAATTGTGCTTCTAAAAGCAATGTAATTGTCGACCCTCTTCACAAAACCTTGCCGCGTTACTTGAGTGCCATCTTCGTGAATATCAATAATAAAAGCGTTGTTTTCTCTAGTGGCTAAAGTCGTCTTTCCGGTTCCTGATTTGCCATATACCATAATTGAATAATAGTTCTGAGTATCTTCGTTAATTTCTTCAATACCTAGTTCTTGTAAAATGTCTTGTTCCTCACTCATCACTTAATCACCAAACTTTCCGTTACCTTTAATTCAGCACCCGGAATATCTTTGCCAGCTTTCAAATCATCGATTAGTTGCTTAGAATTAAGTTTCGGGGCTTGTGATAGCCAATAATCCTTTGGAATAAGTTTTTCATCGATAATATTTTTACTAGCCCCGTTTTTACGCTTGTAAATATGATTAGTAGCTGTGCGGTAACTATCTACTTCCTGTGTTTCTAACATCTCTTTTAAGTAATCTCTTAATCGATCAGTTAAATTTTGTTTTTGTTTTTTTAAATTTTGAAGTCTCTTAATCTCTTTATCTATGACATCTATGTCACCTAATGTTTCGCGTCTCCAATTGACGATGTTATCTACTTTGACATTCATTTCTGCTTGGATAGAATCTAATGTGTCTTTTAATAATGTTTGGTCTAATTCATCTTGATTAGACATCTCTTTAAATGCTTCTGATAGCTCATATAGATTAGCCATTAGTTAATCCCCCTCTACCATCTCATGACTAAGTTAATTAGTTTGTCCTGTTCGTCTGTGTTCTCTTCAATCCATTCATCTATTGCTTGGTTGAATAAGTCTGATGCCATATCTAAGTCATTCTCATCTACGACATAAGCATGTTTAATTGGTACATTGTTCATATCTTTAACTTGTATTGATATGCCCATATGACCTTTTAAAATGAATAGCTTAAAATCGAATCCGTTAACATGAATATTTTTGCGTATGATTTCGCCTATTTCGTAATACATCTTGACTTCCTCCTTTTTTCGTTTTATATTGAACACGAATTAATTTTGTTAATCGTTTGTCACTGTTACTTGTTGGCGCAAGTAGCAGTTTTTTTATTCTCCATAAAAGTATTCCTTATAAAATATGAATGTCGCTATACTTGCGAATCCCGCGATTGACCATGCTGTAGTGAAGTACAGCAATGGCATAAGCACAATTGCTAAGACTGTGAAGCATAGTACTGCTACTAGGTAGCTTTTATAAATGTTACTCATTTTCTTTTTTCTCCTCTTTGGTTGTTTCATCGTTTATCAAACCTTGCATTTCCATTAATTTTTGAGGTATACCAGCTTTTAACTGGATTTCGTATAACATTTGTTGAATGTGTGGTGGCACTTCTACCATTCCTTTCGTGTATAATTTAGTTATCTCCTAGTGAAAGGAGGTGATAAGTATGGAATTTAATGATTTTCAAAATTTCTTTGGTGAACTTAGTAATCAAGCCGAAAAAGAATTCGGTGGTGACAGTGACTTTTTTAGAGATAGAATAAATAAGTTGAAAGAAGATGCTCCTGAAAACGTATCTTACGAAATTATTTATTCAATAGCTTTATACGAAAGCTTAAAAGCTCAACAAGATATGAAAATTTTGAATACAGTTAAATATCTTTTAAATCGTGACTAGCAATATCCAACAATGATTTGCTCTGAGCATTATTAATTTTTGGATAATCAAAATTTCTAAGTTTAAATCTTGTGTTTTTCTCAATCTTCCAAACCTTCCAAGTCGCAACTGCCATTGTGATGAGGAAGGTTGTTTTGTATAGTGTGTTCATTTGTTTATGCTCCTTTCGTGTATAATGTTGTTTAAGAGGTGCATTGCTCGGGTTATAGTACTTTAAATTCAACACCGTCTATTTGAACGAACAGATTATCTAAATCAGGGATTTGTTTTTTATATAAACCAAATCTTGATTTAATATCTTTTAATAAATAGAGATTCAAATCTCCAATTGATAATAGTTGTCTATTACCTGCTTCGTCATAGTAGTAATAAATGACTTTTTTGTTTTGATCTTCCATTTGCTGCGCCCTCCTGTTAAGCAGTTACGTTAGCTTCATAACCGAATTCAGTCATGATTTCATGTATTTTCAATCTACCTTTTTGTGTCCATCTAGTTTGTAAAACTGTGTCTTCTCTACCGTCAGAGCGTACAATTGGTATAGTGTCTGATTCTGTGTAACTCTTGCCCATGTGTTCTGAGTAAAGCACCCACTGTTTATTCACTTTTCGTTGTAATCTAGCTTCGTGTAGTAGTTTGTTTAACTTTTGTGCTGATATACCGTAGTCTGCCGCGATTTGAGTTGTAGCTAATGTTCCAGTTGACTTTAAGATTTCATCTACATAGTCTGCTTTGGGTTTTAGCTCTCCAATTTCTTGTTGTAAAAGTAAGTTTTGCTCTTTTTCTTTCTTATACTCAGTCAACACTGTAATGATGTAGTCTGGATCTTTTAATGTTTGTTCAATTACATTGTCTGTTGCGTAGATACCGTGTTTGCGAATGGCTGGTAGGACGTCTGATGTTACCCATCGTTTGAATTTTCGAGCGGTTTCTCTGATTTTTTCGTTTTTACTTTGTTTAGAAGCGTCAAAGATTAAACTGTATAATCCTGATTCATTGATAATGATCATATTTCTGTTTTGACCTGATGCACTAAATTGGTGCGTCAGCTTGTCCTCGCTATCAACATGATTTCTGATGGCATTGTCTGCCCTTGCATATCCTAAAATTTCAGCAATATCTTTTCCTACAAAATAAGGTTCGTTTTCAATTTCCACTGTTCTTACTGGTAGCTCTTTAAAATTAAATGTTTGTAATGCTTGCATTGTTCGTTCCTCCTTTTAAAATGTTTGTTTGCGTTTCGTGTACTTTGTGGGTAAAAAAATATCTCCAATATTTTCGTCAAAAAAATCAGCGATAATAAACATCTCATCATTCTTAAATTGATGCTTTCCTAATTCCTTTAAACGATAACCTTCAGTTGATATATTCAAGAGGTTTGCTAAATCTTCTTGAGTACACTTTCTTTCTTTTCTCAACTTTATTAAATTCCATTGCATGTTGTCACCTCCCGCTTACAAAACTAACTATACACGATACGTGTACTTGAGTCAACATAAAAGTTTGCTTTTCGTGTATTTTTTTGTTGAATACCAAAAATAATTGGGTTATACTATAGGTAAATTTAAGGAGGTAAGAAAATGGATAAAAAAGAATTAGCGAAATTTATAGGCAATAAAATCAGATACTATAGAACCAAATTGAACTTAACTCAAGATCAACTTGGAGAAAAACTCAACACTAAAAAGGCTACTATTTCAAATTATGAGACAGGGTACAGAACTCCTAAACAAGATGATTTGTTTGAAATTGCTCATATTTTAAATATCAGTATCGATGATTTGTTTCCTACAAGAAATAATAAAAAAAACGACATCACTTCCATATACAGTAAACTCACGCCTCCAAGACAAAAAAACGTACTTAACTACGCAAATGAGCAATTAGATGAACAGAATAAAGTCACTTCTATAGATGAATATAAAGAGTCTAAACTAGTATCGTATATTGCATGTGGTGCAACTGGTGCTGGCATAGGAGAAGAATTATATGATGACATATTGCATGAAGAAGTATTTTTTAAAGAAGACGAAACGCCATCAAATGCTGATTTTTGTATTTTAGTTAATGGTGATTCAATGGAACCTATGTTAAAACAAGGAACATACGCTTTTATTAAGAAAGAAGATTCTATTAAAGATGGTACAATTGCACTCGTTGTATTAGATGGAGTAAGTCTTATCAAGCGTGTAGATATATGCGAAGACTATATTAATTTGGTATCTCTAAATCCGAAGTATGATGATATCAAAGTCGCTTCGTTTAGTAATATTAAAGTAATGGGCAAAGTTGTATTGTGATTAATAACGCCTATGTGGCGCGAGGAGGATGAGGGATGGAAGAGAACGCACCTTTAGAAACAGCAGTTAATAATTTTAAAAAGATTCAAAATAGCGAGATTTACAAATTTAAATATATGAATTCATGGTGTCTTGAATATTCAGAGTTTTTATTGGATGAAGTTAGATTGTTAAAAGAAAACAAAAGTTACACCAGATATAAAAAAGGCACTATAATTTATGTAAAGTTAGGTGTTAATGTTGGCAGAGAGTTTTCTGGAAACCATTTTTGTATGGTACTTAATAATCACGATTCAAATAAAAATCCAATATTAACGGTAGTTCCACTTACATCTTCCAGAAGTAAATTCAATGTGCATATCGAAGAAGATTTGTTACCTTTAGTATTGGAAAAAATGGACGTAACGGGTAAGGATTTAGCTAAAAAAATCATGAACAATCTTGAAAAGGTGTCAAAAGCAGAAAACCCATACGATCAAAAATTACTTGATGAAAACAAATCGCTGAATGACGACTTCAAAAAATATTCGAAGGTTCGCAAAAGATATGAGCGATTCAAGTATAAAAAGACCTATGCTAACGTTTTAAATATCACTACAATCAGCAAGGATAGAATATCGAAAATTAATAGGTATGACCCTGCCGGAGAAATATCATATTCAAAAGAAACAGTAGATAAAATTGAAAATAGTATAAAAATTAGATTTCTTAGTTAAATCGCTTGAACTACACTCTCTTTGATGGTATATTACATATATACAAAACAAGCCGCTGAAATATTTGCGGCAAGCTTCAAATTAGACAAGTCGCTGAAATATTTGCGACATGAGAGGGTGCATCTGCGCTCTCTCTTTTTTTATACAATTTTCACGGGTAGCCCGCCTACCCTTATTATTTTTTGCCAATTTTGAGGAGGGAGCACATGAAAGTAGCAATTTATACTAGAGTGAGTACACTTGAACAAAAAGAAAAAGGACACTCTATCGAAGAACAAGAAAGAAAATTAAGAGCTTACAGCGACATAAACGACTGGAAAATTCATAAAGTATATACTGACGCTGGATACTCCGGAGCTAAAAAAGACAGACCCGCTTTACAAGAAATGTTGAATGAAATAGATAATTTTGATTTGGTTTTAGTCTATAAACTAGATCGATTAACTCGAAGTGTTAAAGACTTACTAGAGATACTAGAATTGTTTGAGAATAAAAACGTGTTGTTTAGGAGCGCAACAGAAGTATATGACACAACTTCTGCTATGGGACGTTTGTTCGTAACATTAGTAGGTGCTATGGCAGAGTGGGAGCGTACTACAATTCAAGAGCGTACTGCAATGGGTCGACGCGCATCAGCTAGAAAAGGGTTAGCTAAAACTGTCCCTCCTTTCTATTACGACAGAGTAAACGATAAATTTGTGCCTAATGAATATAAAAAAGTATTACGATTTGCAGTAGAAGAAGCGAAAAAAGGTACTAGTTTAAGAGAAATAACTATAAAATTGAACAACTCTAAATACAAAGCACCCTTAGGTAAAAACTGGCACAGATCAGTTATAGGCAATGCTCTAACGAGTCCGGTAGCTAGAGGTCATCTTGTTTTCGGTGACATATTCGTCGAAAACACCCACGAAGCTATTATAAGTGAAGAAGAATACGAAGAAATAAAATTAAGGATAAGTGAAAAAACTAACTCTACAATCGTAAAACATAACGCTATTTTCAGAAGTAAACTATTATGTCCAAACTGTAACCAGAAATTGACTTTAAACACAGTCAAGCATACGCCTAAAAATAAAGAAGTTTGGTATTCTAAACTATACTTTTGTTCTAACTGCAAAAATACTAAAAATAAAAATGCATGTAACATCGACGAAGGCGAGGTTTTAAAACAATTTTACAATTATCTAAAACAATTTGATTTAACATCATATAAAATCGAAAACCAACCTAAAGAAATAGAAGATGTCGGCATCGATATTGAAAAGTTGCGAAAAGAACGCGCTAGATGTCAAACACTTTTTATAGAAGGTATGATGGATAAGGATGAAGCTTTTCCAATAATAAGTCGTATTGACAAAGAAATACATGAGTATGAAAAGCGCAAGGATAATGATAAGGGTAAGACTTTTAACTATGAGAAGATTAAAAATTTCAAGTATTCATTGCTAAACGGCTGGGAATTAATGGAAGATGAGTTAAAAACTGAATTCATAAAGATGGCAATCAAAAACATTCATTTTGAATATGTAAAAGGAATTAAAGGGAAGCGCCAGAACTCATTGAAGATTACGGGTATAGAGTTTTATTAA